TTGTCACCTTCAATGACCAACTCTTTGTCATGGACCACAAAACCACAACCACGGCCCCAGGCGATTACTATTTCAATCAGTTCGAACCACATAACCAGATGACCCTCTACACCCTCGCCGGACAGGTGATCCTCAACGCGCCAATCCGCGGGGTTATCATCTCCGCCGCGCAGATCCTCCTTGAAAAGCCCAATCGCTTCGTCCGTGGGTTCACCTACCGGACCCAGGACCAACTCGACGAGTGGATGCTTGATCTTCAACTTTGGCTCAATTCCGCCGAAGCCTACGCGGCCGCTGGCTATTGGCCTCAGAACGACACCGCCTGCGACAAATACGGCGGATGTAAGTTCCGCGAGGTCTGTTCGAAATCTCCACAGGTTCGGGAGATGTTTCTTAAAGCTGACTTTAACAAACTACCGGAGGACGAACGATGGAACCCGCTTCAATCACGATAACTCGCTGCATATATGGTCAATGCAGGGCTCGTAATCTTTGTGTAAATCACTTTTGTGTTGGTCATCGTATGCTGGCAGATGCCAATGAGATATTCGAAAATGGCACATCCAGACAAGCCGCACCAGAAGAACGAAAGCGTTATTTAGGAGAACCCACGATGGAACCCGCTCGCGAGCCGCTAAGCGAAGAACAGAAAAAATTCACAGAGACAACCATGAAGGTTTCCGCGGCACTTCATGGCATGAACTACCTACAGGTCATGCATCTGATGGCCATAGTCACTGTTCACATGCTGCGAGAAGTAAATCCCAAAACTTATGCGGATTATTTCGTCGACTTCCGCGAAGCCTGCGACGCTCTAATCACTGACTACTACCGTATGAAGAACAACCTATGACCGGAGAGTTCTATCGAGGAATCGCCTATTCTCTCGAAGTCATGACAGCGGTTCTTGATAGAATCGAGGCCGACATGACCATGCCGTTCGCGGAAAGACTAGCTGCAAAGCGAACTATTCATGCCATCAACGAAATACTTTCGGAGCAACTCAATGCCATCCCTGAGCAACCACCAATCGACGAACCTAGTTAAGCTTCTTCTAATCGGCGATTCCAAAACCGGCAAGACCGGATCGCTTGTGTCCCTCGTGGCCGCAGGCTACAAGCTCCGTATCCTCGATCTCGACAACCTTCTCGACATCCTCCACTACAAATGCGTCCAAGAATGCCCCCAAGCCCTCGGCTCCGTCGACTTCCGCACGATCCGTGATGCCTACAAGGCCGGCCCTGCTGGCTCTATCATCGACGGGAAGCCAAAGGCTTGGATCGAAATCATCAAACTTCTAGACAATTGGAGATATGATGAAACTGACCTTGGTAAGCCGGCGCTATGGGGCGCAGACACTATATTGGTCGTCGACTCGCTATCGCGTCTATGTGACGCAGCTTATGACTTCCACGAATCTATTATCCCCAGAGGAAAGTCTGGTGATTATGATGGACGAGCAGTCTACGGCAACGCCCAAGATGACGTTGAAAAAGTTCTTGCAATGCTAACTTCGTCCAGCTTCGCAACGAACCTAATCGTCATCGCTCATGGAGCCTACATCGATCTCCCAGATGCCACAACAAAGATCTTCCCGCAGGGCGTAGGCCAGAAGCTCTCCCCGAAGATCCCACAATATTTCGCCAACGTAGTCCGTTACAAGAACGTCTCCGGCAAGCGAGTGATCCAACTCGTCTCCGACCAGATGATCGACCTTTCCAATTCCCGCCCGGATGCATTTAAGGACAAAACCTTGCCAATCGAAACCGGGCTCGCCACGATCTTCGCGGAACTCACCGGGAAGGTCGAAAAACCAAAAACCGTAACGTTGAAGAGGGTCTAATGAACAGCAGCCAACCTCCAACCAACCAAGTCAACATCTTCGATCTCGTCAAGATGCGGATCGATCTCAATGAACTAGACTCTGAGGCAATATGCGACGCCTGCGACCACCTCGACATCCTTATCCTCAACTTCGTGAAATCCCTCAACCAAGGACCCACCCAATGACCACTCCCAACTTCGCCTCAATCCTCGACGAATCTCCCTCCGAAGTCAACCGACCCAAACCGCTTCCGGCCGGGACTTACATCTGCACTGTCAATGGCCAACCAGTCTATGACAGATCCGCAAAGAAAGGGACTCCCTACGTCCAGTTCAACCTTCGACCAATCTCCGCAGAGGACGATGTTGACGAAGCCGAACTCGTTGAAGTCCTCTTTGACAAGGAAGGAAACGAGACCGAGCTTGCATCGAAGAACATCAAGGCAGTTTTCTACACCACCGAAGACGCGATCTTCCGCCTCGATGAATTCCATCAACACTGCGGGATCGACCTCAACGACGAAGCATCCCGCCGAACTCGGAACGATCAAGTCGTGAACGCTTCGGTTCGCGCCGTGATCAAGCATCGAACTTCCGACGACGGACAGTCAATCTTCAGCGAACTCGCCCGAACACTTCCGGCGGATTAAGGATTGGGGGCCTTGCGCCCCCTTTCCCTACCAAGGAACCCTACCATGGAACCAGCACAGATCTCAATCACCAGGATCTCCGCGGATCGCTACCGGATCATCGTCCAGACCGAAGGCAATATTGTCTTCACTTCCGAGGCCACCTTCGACGTGGCACTAGTCCTGCTCAAACTTGAACTTCCGGCCTTGAAGGTGATCCCATGACCATCGTCCTCGTTGGCGAAGCCTTCGGCGAGTCCGAAGCGCGCATTGGCGCTCCTTTCGTTGGCGGCGCCGGCGCGGAACTTATCCGCATGCTCGCCGAAGCCGGGATCATCTCCCTTTCTTCCTTCGACCGAGAATACATCCATCGGTTCTATTCCCAATCCGACCCTGCTTGCCTCGATGCAGTCTGGGAACTTCATCCCGAAGTCTTTCGGACCAATGTCTTTAATCTCCACCCTCCGCGGAACGACCTTGATTTCTTCTGTGGGCCGAAGTCCTCTGCCCTCGCCGGGTTCCCTCCCTTACTAAAGTCCCGCTACGTTCGAAAGGAATTCTACGATGAACTCACTCGACTCGCCGACGAGATCCTCGCTCGTGATCCTAACGTTGTTGTGTGCCTTGGCAACACTCCTCTATGGGCTTTGGCCGGGCGAACCGCAATCACGAAAGTCCGCGGCACAACCCTTCTCTCTACTCACACTGTCGCTGATTATAAGCTCCTAGCTACTCTTCATCCCGCTTACATAATGCGCGATTGGTCCGCGCGACCTTTCGCCATTGCCGATCTAATGAAAGCGCGGCGCGAAGCCGCCTACCCTGAACTGAGGAGACCCCACCGTGAAATCTGGATTGAACCCTCCCTCGAAGATATTCGAAATTTCATCGACACTCACATCCGAGGATGCGACATCCTTTCTACAGATATTGAGACCATCGGATCACGAATTACATGCATTGGTTTTGCTCCATCGGCATCAATTGCAATCGTTATTCCATTCGATGACGGACGAGCAAAAACTGGAAGCTATTGGCCGACTCGGCAGGATGAAAGTCTGTGCTGGAATATTGTGCGAGGCATTCTTGAAGATGGATCTATCTCTAAGCTCTTCCAAAACGGAGCCTACGACATCGCCTTCCTCTGGCGAGCCTACGGAATAAGAACCTTTGGCGCGGACGAGGACACAATGCTCCTCGCCCATGCTCTTCAACCTGAGATGAAAAAGGACCTTGGAACCCTCGGGTCGCTCTATTCCGACGAGCGATCTTGGAAACATATGAGGAAGAAAGATGAAACCATCAAACGCGACGCTTGACGAAATCAAAGACGTGGTTCACTCCCGGCATATGGCAGTGACCTTGAACAACATCGATCCCCTCACGGTCGATAAGGAAAAATATGGCCCGCATGTGTCTTATTGCCGTGCGGGCCAGCGAATCTGGGGGTTCACATTTAGTGAGGGCAGGACTAGGTTCTTGGCGGATTTTCGCGGGACGGAGGTAAAGAAATGAGAAAATTCACCTGTGACCAGTGCGGCGGAACCTTCGAGTCAACTTGGTCCGAGGCCGAAGCCGTCGCCGAGTGCGAAACCACCTTTGGAATAACTCCTACCTCGGAGACTTGTGCCCATGTCTGCGACGACTGTTACGAGTTCTTTCTAGCGTCCATGCGTTTACTAAAGGCAACCAGCGATGAAGGTAATCCAAACTGATCTTGACGACCTCGACAACCTTTCTGAGTTCGAACGCGACCAAGTCTACAATGCCTTCGACTGTCTCGTGACCCGAGACTGCCTCGATGCCATGCTTCCACAACTCGACCCCTACACAGGAGCAACCTATGCTTTTTCGAAATCCCTCCAAGCGCCGACCCTTGAGATGCGTTGCCGTGGAGTCTTGGTGGACCACGCTCGCAAGGCAGATGTCATCGATGAGTATTTCGAAGTTATGGAACGGCTTGAAGCCCAACTCCTCCGAATTGTCTTCGAAGGAATCGGACTTCTTACATTCAATTGGCGCAGCCACGCAGATCTCAGACATCTCTTCTACGACACCCTTGGAAT